AAGTACATGCCGTAGACCAGTTCATCAACCGTCCACTGGGTTTCCTGGTGGGCGGTTTCGTGCTATAATTACTTCAAGTTCAACAGGCAACAGTGACTATCACCCTTCGACCCCACCAGCACAAGGCAGTCAATGCAATGTGGGACAACAACAAGGGTCAAGTTATCATCCCGACTGGTGGTGGTAAGACTATTTGTATGATTCAGGATCTTATTCATCAACACGCTGTTCCTTGTGGTCAGACCACAGTTGTTGTTGCTCCTCGTATTCTGCTTGCAGAACAACTCTGCAAAGAGTTTCTTGAATTGATCAATACATCTCATACTCACATTATGCACGTTCATAGTGGTGATGTTGAGTATTTTCATACCACTAAACCTAATCAGATTGCACTGTTCAACAACACTGCACGGACTGCTGGTGAGAACTGCATTATCTTCACCACCTATCATTCTCTGCACAAAGTACAAGAGGCAGATATTGAAGTCAACACCATTTACTTTGATGAAGCACATAATTCCGTTCAACGTAACTTTTTCCCTGCTACGGAGCACTTTGCTGCTGAGTCTGATCGGTGTTATTTCTTCACTGCTACTCCTAAGCACTCTGTCACTGTTTTCAAACCAGGGATGAATGATACAGAAGTTTATGGTCAGGTTATTTGCAATGTTCCTGCTCCCCAACTTGTTAATGAAGGGTATATTCTCCCTCCAAAGGTTGTTGTTAAAGAATTGCCACAAGGGGACTTCAAACTTACCGATTCACAGAATCTGCTTGAAACAATCGACGACAACTCCCTCAACAAAATCCTGATTGCTGCACGTTCTACGAAACAGATTGTGCGTCTTGTTTCACAGTCTGACTTCACTTCTCAACTTGAAGAACGTGGTTACAACTGGATGTATATTACCTCCAAGACTGGTGCAATCATCAACGGTCAGAAGGTTTCCCGTGAGCAATTCTTCAAGACTCTGAATCAATGGGGAACTGACAATACTCGCTTTGTGATTATGCACCACTCTATTCTCTCTGAGGGTATCAACGTCAAGGGTCTGGAAGCAGTTCTCTTTATGCGTAATATGGACTATATTGGCATCAGTCAGTCAATCGGTCGTGTGATCCGCCTGGGTGGTGCTGAGAAGACTTTTGGACTTGTATGTGTGCCTGTGTATGATAAAGTGGGTATTAGCACTGCTAAAAGCGTTCAAGCAGTGGTAGACACTGTATTTCAACAAGGTGAACCTGCCGTTTCTATTGTCCGTCGATGAATAAGTTATTTCAAGGAGATTGTTTAGAAGTAATGTCCACACTTCCCGATGGTTGTGTGGATATGGTGTTTTGTGATCTCCCTTATGGGACCACCCAGAATGATTGGGATTGTTTGATTCCCTTTGAAGATCTATGGAAACAATATAATCGTGTCGTGAAAGAAAACGGTGCTGTTGTTCTTACTGCACAACCACCTTTTGATAAGATCCTTGCCTGTTCTAACTTAAAATACTTCAAGTATGAATGGATCTGGGAAAAGAATAAAGCAACTGGGCACCTTAATGCAAAGAAGATGCCAATGAAAGCACACGAAAATGTGCTGGTGTTCTATCGTAAGTTGCCAACATACAATCCCCAGATGACACATGGACATAAACCGATGAACGCAGTGCTGCCTAAGGACAACATGCCTGCACCAGATAAAAAACGCAATTATAATCACGTTGATAAGAGACTGGGTAATCCTGGTGGTGGAACTACACGTTATCCCCGTGATGTTCTACAATTTCCTGTAATCAACAATGATGATCCGTTAAAGTTTCATCCTACACAGAAACCTGTGCAAATGATTGAGTATTTTCTCAAAACATATAGTAATGAGGGTGATGTAGTTCTGGATAATTGTATGGGTTCAGGTTCAACTATCATTGCTTGTAAGAATACTAATCGACAATACATTGGGATTGAGAATAGTCCAGAATACTTTGAAAAGGCAAGAGACTGGATTGAGTCTTATGATAAGATTGATCCTTTTGTGACAGATGAGAAAGTGGCACAGGTAGCACAGAATCCTCTCATGGATGCGTTATACTAAAATGAATCAGAAACCAAACTATGAAGTTTGACATTGACGGACTCAAAGCCTTAGTGTGGAAATATGCTCAGACTGAGGGTATAATCACACCAAACACTTGGGAAAAGATAATTTCCAAATCTACTGGAGGTGATCACATTCCTGGTGATATTTTTATGTGTGATGGTAAGGTTGGTGTATATGGTCAAAATGATAAGTCTGTCCTAAAAAGTTTTACCAAAGGTGATAAACAAACAATCAGTTTTGTTCAGTGTCGTTGTCCTTTGGATGAGAGTAGTGATATTGGAAAAGGTGTAATTCAAACTTTGGTTGAAAAGAGAGAAGAGAGTTTCAGTCAGTTTGGTCTCAACAAAATGATGGATGTTATCATCGTTCACAATCGTGATGGTGAAGACTACAATGTTCGCGTGTTTTGTTATGAGCAACCAAAGTATGAAGAAATTGGATATGAATGGCATGGTGGACATGCTTATGTGAATCCAGATAAGAGTAAGAATGGATGGGAAAAAGATTGGAAGATCAAGCGGGTTTCTGGTGATGATAGTGCATTTCAGACTTGTGTATTGATCAAAAAAACCTTTGATAAGTCTGATGCGATTGCAGATTTTACAGTAAAATGTTATGATAACTATGACGTAGATATGGAGGAGGCGAAGAAAGAATATGCTAAGGTACAACAAAAGTGATGTAACCCTCTACCTACAAGATTGTATTGAATGGATGCAATCTCTCAGTGATGATAGTATCGATATGACACTTACATCACCTCCATATGATAGTATTAGAAATTATAAAGGATACTCATTTGATTTTGAAAGTACAGCAAAAGAATTGTATCGCATTACAAAACCTGGTGGGGTCGTAGTTTGGAATGTGGCAGATCAAACTATTAGCGGAAGTGAGAGTGGAACTTCCATGAGACAGGCACTTTTCTTTATGGAATGTGGTTTCAAACTTCACGATACAATGATCTACATTAAAAAGAATCCAATGCCTAGTAGTGGTAAGAGATACCATCAGGCATGGGAATATGTTTTTTGTTTTAGTAAGGGTGCTCCCTCCACTTTTAATCCCTTTATGGTTGAATGTAAGTATGGAAACTTAAAGGCAAATCAAAAGTATCGCGGCAAAAATGGTGAAAAGAATTATAAAGTAACCAAGAGAAACTCCCATTCAAAGGTAAGAAATGTATTTGAATATGTGATTGGTGGAGGTCACACAACCAAGGATAAAATCGCTTTTGAACATCCAGCAATTATGCCAGAAAAATTGGCAGAAGATCAAATAAAAACCTGGACTAATGAAGGTGATTTAGTTATTGATCCATTTGCAGGATCTGGAACAACAGCAAAAATGTGTTTGTTAAACAAACGTGTTTTTTCTGGTTGTGAAATTAGCGATGAGTATTGTGACATCTTTATTGAGAGATTGAACGGTACTGATCCAGTTGAAAAACTGGCACACCACAGTCAAAATGCCTTAGAGGCATTGCTATAATACTAAGGTAATCAAAGGAAACCACCATGCTCTGTGAAGTGAAACTCTATGTTGCTGGTCAAGTCTTTACTGAACAGGTTCGTGCTCGTGACTATCAAGAAGCACGTCAGGTTGCTCTTGCCCGTAATCCTAATGCTAGGATTGTGAGTGTAACTGCTGTTTTCTAATGGGATTCCTTAAACCACACATTGATCGTCCTGGTATTCTTGATCCAAAACCAGGAGATCCGCAAGGTTTCGTTACAAACGACGGAATGTGGGCAGCAATTCCCTTTGCTGGCAAGAAAAAAGGGTTTGCGATTATACATAATGGCAAACACGCAGGGGAGTTTAAGACTTACAAACAATCTGTTGACTTTATCAAGAAACAGATTAAAATTAAAAAGAAACAAACGTCAACTCTTGAGGAGTTCCTATGACTGACAAACACGAAAAACGCCGTGATGCACTTGGTCTGTTTTATGAAAGTGTTCTTAAACCAGACCACCAACTGCGACAATGTGCTCACAATCAAAAGTGTTTCAATGAGTTGATGGAGTGGCGAGAAGAAATTATTAGATATTTGGATGAGCGTAGGAATCAGGAGTTTCACTGATGGACTCCCATTACATAATACTTTCACTGTTTGCAGTGGCAGCGTACTTCATCGTAACTGATGATAGCGTTGCCGCTGCGTTTTTTTATGTCACAAGGTTAGTAAAAGCATACATTCAACGCCAATGGTGGTGGTTGACTAACAATCCACGCAATCCTGTGGTAAAATATCTTCTTTATCGCCGTTCTCTCAAAATGGCAGAAGAGATAATGGCAAAAATAAATACAGATAAAGAGAAAGAATAGTATGCTTTCTACACAATATCGTCTCCGATTGGAGTTTATTTGTAAGAAGATTGCAAATAAAGAAGAAGTTAAACTTGAAGACATGATCTGGGCAGAGAAAATTGCCAAGTCATATACAACTGCTAGGGAATGGTTGAACAAAGCACGCCGTCAGGCAGCACAGGACATCCAGGAGGGCAGTATGGATGATTTTATGAATAAGATGGGATTAGGTGACCCCGACCCATCTAATTACAAAACGGGGTTTGGTTCTGCTGATGAAATAGTAGACTGGTTCAAACAAGATAAACCTGATGATTGGAGGCAACGTGACTGACAGACAATGGCAAGAAGTTGAGAGCATTGTGAGAAAACATCAACGCTCTCTGTTGGCAACATTTAACCACGAAGATAAAGAGAGTTATGATGAACTCAATCCAATTTTGGATGAGTTATATGACTTGGCACACGGTGGTGCAGTATGTAACCCACAAGCAGTAATGTGTAAAGACCATCTTACAGACGAATGACTGAAAAACTTACACCCGAAACTTATGAAAAGATGAACGAAGAGTTCATCAGAGAGGATATGAATTTTAGGTGGATTGTCCCCACACAAAAACAAATTGATGAATGGGAAAAGAATGATGGACTATGATTATCAAGTCATCGGTAGCGATGGAAAACTTCATAACTACATATGGGATGATAAACAATCAAAAATGGTTGAAGGTAAAAGAGAAAAGAGTGTTCCCTGGTGGAGACTTCATCGTATTGCAGAAGAATTAGGTGGTGAACTAAAAAGTTACATCATTCAAGATAGTCGTGGTAATGTCACCAGAAAAATCTCAATCGAATACAAGGAGGAAGAATGACAGCAGTAATTTATTCCAATGGAAGTCAAGAATGTGAGAGAATGGCATCTCTCTTGAAGTCTCTTGGTGGTGAGTTCCTTGAATATAAACTCAATGAACACTTTACTCAAAGAGGATTTGAATCAGAGTTTGGTAAGGATGCCGAATACCCACAAATTAACATTGGGTTTAGGCACATTGGTAGTATGAAAGAAACTCTCAACTTTATGAAAGAGCAGGGAATGTTTGTATGACATACGATGAGTTTGTGGCAAAGGGTACAGAGTTCTATATGAAAATGGTGACTCTAATTGCCACAAAACATCAGTATCGTATGAAGTTCACAGATGAGGAAAAGGAAATAAATGGTTACATTATGGAGTTTCAGGAGCAAACTAAACTAAATGAATTAAGAGATAAATTCAAAAAATGTTGGGAGTTAGATGAATGAACCCCATAATCCTAGTCGCTTGTTTCACACCATTAGCATTGATTTGGATTGTTATGAAATTAAGTGTGTGGATTGCTGCTGTCAACGACGAACAGAACTATGTCCGAGAAGAATCACTCAAACCACACGGACCTTATGTGGCAAACGCATATGAAGACGTTGATGAAGAGGACGAGGAATATGGAAGTCGCACAGATTATAGATGAAGCACTGTTTGAGTGGTATTCTGAACGTGGTTTAGAAGTTCCTCAATGGAAAATGAAAAAAGACCCACAATGGTGGATTGATTATCTTGCAGAACTTGACAATGAAGATCAGAACTGATATAATACCTAGCAAATACACTATCGTAATGGATTACAAACCTTATTCACCAGAGTGGCATAGGAAACGCTACTTGAAGGAAGCACTGGATAAGTATTTTGATGATTATGTTGATACAGATGTGATTCGTACTGACATTCTGGATATTCTTTCAGAGCGGTCAGAATCTGCATATGCAGAATTTACCCGTATCAATAAACTTGAACAGTCGTTTCAATGACACAACTTATTTCTCCTGATGACCCTCAATACTTTGAGCAGTCATCATACGATTTTTATGACCGACACAATTACAAGATTGTATCAAAAACTGGTGAAAGTGTAGTGGTTGACAACTGGGAAACTGCACAACTAACTTGGTTTCAAAAAAATGGTTTTCTATCACATATTGAAGTGTTAGATAAAAAGGAAGTAAAAGGTTTTAAATGATTAGTAATGCCACCAAGGAAGAAAACTACTACAACTCCGAAAGCGAAGGCAAAGACATCAAAGACGCCTACATCCAAGCAACCTGCGAAGAAACCTTCGGTAAAGAAAACTGCCACGAAGAAACCTACGACGAAAACTTCTGGCAAGACTACCACAACAACACCGCCGAAAAGAAAAACAACACCTAAAAAACCAGCAACAACCAGGAAGAAACCTGAACCTAAACCCACATTCAAACGCAAAGAACTAACTCCTGAGCAAATGTTCCCCTACGAAACATTCACTTATCGTTTAGAATATCAAGATGGAACAGAACACCGAGTCTGTCACTTCCAATGTGAAGAGCATAGAACAAAGCACATTGAGCGATACAAACTCGCCAAAGGAACATACTACATTGACACCCCCAGTTCCTAATGTGATTATGTTGGGGTTGTTTTTTCTGGCAACTCTTGGTATAATCTACGCAGGATACATCCACGGTAAGATGCACCTACTAACTGTACTAAAGAACGCAGTAAAATGACAACAAGACAAATTGTAGTAAAAACTGGAGATACTTGGGAGTGGGAAGAAACTCCTGAACTATTGGCAGCAGTTGCTAAACTCCAAGAAACTGTTAAAAAAACTAAACACGACCTTGCTGAACTTAACCTGAAACGACCTCATGAAAGACAAACCAGTAACAGTTGAAGACTACGAAAAGTACGGTAAAGAGTTCTTTGACAAGTATTTCTACATTGCAAAAGAACTTGGTGAAGGTGCAAAAGCAGAGGACATTCTGAAAATTATGGAATCTCTTGCTATGGTAGTCTTGAAAAAGAGATCAGAAGAAACTAAAATTGGTCCTTTTGGATTCATTCGTGGAAACAATGAAGATGGAGCACCGATTGTAGATAATCCAGAAGATGCACCACCTGGAACAGTTGCAATCTACGATGCAAAAATTAACCAATGGGCAGCATATGACCTCTGAATCTGATCAACAAGTTCATACTGAAAATGTAGA